CACGAAGTCCGCGAATCAGCGCATCCTGGTCCGCGGTTACGGCTGGACGGACGGCTGTTTCGAGTTCAACCTGGATGAGAAGCACATGGGCGACGACCGGCTGAAGGCCCTGACCTCGGCGACGGGCCGGCCGGTGATGCTGACGAACGAGGCGCGAGCGAAGATCAACCTGCCCCCCGTGGACGGCGGCGACGAGCTTGTCACCCCGGCGAACGTGACGGTCGGCGACAATCCGCTGCCTTCGGTGGACGTGATGCCGATCCAGGACCCGAACGGGCCCCCGCAGGACGGCTCTCACCGCGAGAACCGGCGTCAGATCGCCCGCAAAGCGGAGGAGTTCTCGCCGCTGCCGCAGATGCATCCGGGCCGCAAAGCCGACCTTGATCGCCAGCACCGCAACATCGACCTATCGCAGGCGGCGGTTCAGCGGCACTTCAACCGGCTCGAGCGGTCGCTTCGCCAGAAGAACGGGAAGGCCGACTGGTCCCGCTGGGATCGGGAGTTCGGTGATGACCTTCACCGGGTGGTGGAGCAGATCGTGGAGAAGGAAGGCACGATCTACGCGTTCAAGCTCGCCGGCCAGTTCGACATGAACCGCGTCAAGAACTATCTGCGGGCGATGGCGGAGGGCGCGGCGGAGGGCATCAACTCCACGGTCCGTCAGGAGATCGACGACCTCGGCCTCGACGGCGCCCTTGCCCGCGCCCCGCAGCATGTCGCCTCCGCAGGGTCCGGTCTGGGCGCCAGTGCGACGCGCTGGGCTCGTGAGGAGGCGGCGAGGCAGTCCCCGGGCACCGAGCACAGGGTGAAGGTGTGGATCGCTGATACGCAGCGTCACGCCGAGTTCGACGGTGACGCGGTTCCGCTCGAAGAGGACTGGCCGGCCGGGTTCGCCCCGGGTTCGGCGCCCGGGTGCGCTTGCACCCAGGCGATCCAGTAGTACCAAGCCACCCTTCTGCCGCTCTGGCGGCTTCATGGACATCCGTAGCCCTCTCAGGAGGACTGATGCTGCACAAGTCGTTCGACATCCTCGAGGCGAAGGCCGACAGCGAGAAGGGCACGTTCGAAGCGACCGTGGCCGTGTTCGGCAACGTCGACAAGGGCGGTGACCGGATCATGCCCGGCGCGTTCAAGGACACGCTCACGAAGTGGGCTGCGTCCGGTGACCCGATCCCGGTGATCCTCAGCCACCAGTGGGACAACCCGATGGCCCATATCGGCGTTGTCGATGAGGCGAAGGAGACCGAGCGGGGCCTGTGGGTGAAGGGCACCCTCGACGTCGCCGACAACGACGTTGCCCGCCAGGTTCACCGGCTGATGAAGCGCCGGTCGCTGAAGGAGTTCAGTTTCGGCTACTCGGTGCCGAGGGGCGGCGAGAAGCGGGCGAAGGACGGCGCGAACGAGCTTTCGCTGATCGATCTGGCGGAGGTCGGCCCGACGCTGAAGGGCATGAACCCGGCGACGGAGCTTCACGCGGTCAAGACGGCGCTCGAGGAGAAGGCCGCCGGCATGGCGGGCCTGATGCAGCAGATGCGCCGGATGCTCGACGCGGAGGCCGCCCCGACGGCGGAGCAGATGCTGGCGTTCGCTCGCCGCATCAACGACGAACTTGGTGCCCCGGCGAAAAGCGAAGGGCACAAGGACCAGCATGACCAGCAGGACGCGGAAGTGACCGGCAAGGAGCCTGCGGCTCGTTCGGTGGACCCGCTGAAGGAAACCGCCATGAAGGCCGCCCTGGGCGTCCTCACGAGCGGGGCGAAGCCACCCGCGGTCGCCAAGGAGAAGCCCGCGCCGGTACCGGAGATGGATCCGGAAGACCTGCGTAGGCACTCGCGTGACCTGATGTTGACAGTGCTAACCGGAATCGAGGTCACGACATGAACCGCTACGAGCGGGAGATCAAGGGGATCGACGAGGCGAAGTTCAAGCACGCCACGGAGATCAAGGAGCTGTACAAGAAGGAGCAGGAGGAGGACCGCGCCCTCACCGAGGAGGAGCGCCTCGACGTCGAGAAGGCGGTGAAGGCGATCAAGGTGCTCGACGAGCAGCGCGAGCAGGCCGAGGCGAACCTGAAGACGATCCAGGAGGCCGACGACCTCGGCCGCAAGCTCGGACCGGCGGTCGGCTCGATGAGCGTCATCTCCGAGCCGCACGACCGGATGAATCACGCGATCCAGTCGTTCACGGCGAAGAGCATCGGTGAGCAGTTCACTGACAGCGCCGGCTACAAGGCCGCCGTGGATGCCTACAAGTCCGCGGGCAGGCTCCCGTCCGGGTTCTCGACCGGCGCGGTCGGCCTCGAGGCGAAGGGCACGCTCCTGGAGGGCGCGGGCGGCGGCGGTGGCGCTCTCGCTGCGACGGTCCCGCAGGTCGTCCCGGGTGTCGTAGACCGGCTGTTCCAGCAGCTGACGGTCGCCGACCTGCTCATGCAGGGCCAGGCGTCCACGAACAGCATCCGCTACGTGGTGGAGGGCACCGCGACCAGCGGCGCCGCGGGCGTCGCGGAGGGCGGCACGAAGCCGGAGTCGAGCCTCGGCCTCACGACCACGGACGAGCCGATCAAGAAGATCGCGACGATCCTCCCGGTCTCGGAGGAGATGCTCGAGGACGCACCCGCGATCCAGTCCTACATCAACGGGCGCCTGTCGCTGTTCGTCCGCATTGAGGAGGAGCGCCAGCTTCTCCGCGGCGCCAGCGGCGGCAACGAGGTGCAGGGCATCCTCACGTCCCGCAACGTCCCCGTGTACGCGGGCGGCACCGCGCAGGGCAACAAGGCGGAGCAGCTGTTCAAGGGCATGAACGGCATGCGAGGCTCCGCGTTCCTGGAGCCCGAGTGGGTGATCATCAACCCGACGGACTGGCAGGACATCCGTCTGCTGAAGGACAACAGCGGCCAGCTGTACGGCGGCGGCCCGTTCTTCGGTCCGTACGGTGGGCCGCAGGGCCCGGCGACGTCGAGCAGCCAGGTGTCCGGCGCGACGGACGCCCTGTGGAGCAAGCCCGTGTACGTCACGGGCGCCCTCGGGGCCGGCACCGCCCTCGTCGGCACCCGCGCTGCCGCTCAGGTGTGGCGTCGCGGCGGCCTGTCCGTCGAGGCGACCAACAGCCACGCGAACTACTTCCAGCTGAACCTCATCGCCATCCGGGCGGAGGAGCGGCTGGGCCTGGCCGTGTACCGGCCGCAGGGGTTCGTGGAGGTCCGGCTCTCGTAGCCAAAATCCTTGGCGGGGGCCGGTCCGTGGGCGGGCGGCCCCCGCTGAGTCCTTCTTATGCCTGATCCCTTCATCAGCACCCAGGACATCGTCGATTATCTCGGCCGTGGCACAGCCACGGACCCGGGGATGGTCATCGTGGCTGACGCCGCGTGCGACATCTGCCGCACGGTCGCTGAACGCTCGTTCAACGCGGACACAAGCACCGTGACGCTCGACGGCACCGGCACCGACGCCATCCTGCTCCCAGAACTCCCGGTCACCGCTGCGGGGACGGTGCTGGTGAACGGCGGCACGGTCACCGACTACGTCCTGAACGGCAACGGCGTCCTCTTCAGGGGCACGGCGGGATGCGATCCGCGCCCTGTGTGGCCGGCGGGCCGTCAGAACGTCCGGGTCACCTACGATCACGGCTACCAGACGGTCGATCTGCCGAGGGACGTCAGGATGGTCGCGCTCTCCATCGCCGTGCGTCTCGCCGTCCAGGGACCGGCTCTGGAGGAGTCGATCGGGCCGGCGAGGATCAAGTACGCGGCTGCTGCTACGGATCTGACTCCGGGTGAGCTCCGGATTCTCGGCAAGTACCGGGGGATCCGCTGATGCCGCTCGCGTCGTTCCTCAACGACGGCACGGTCAGCCAGCTTCGCGGTCTCGCGTGGCTCGCCCTCTCAGACACCGGCCAGGTCGGCACGAACACCACCACCGATGACGGCGGCGGCGGAGTCACCTCAGGCTGGACATGGGGATCCAGCGTCCCGTGCCGCATCGACCCGTTGACGAACAACGAAACCTTGGCCGCCGGCCGCATCAGCGACCGCTCCACCCATCTCGTAACGGTTCCTGCGGGGACCCCGGTGTCGGTGAACAGCCGGTTTCTGATCGCTGGTCGCGGCACTTATGAGGTCACTGGGGTGCAGGACACCACCGGTGAGCTCGCCCGGTTCTTCGAGGTCGTTCAGACCACGTAACCAGCGTGGGAAGGGGTCGCCTGGTTGCTTGGGTGGCTTCCTGGCGTCCCTTCCCGCGAAATAGCCACCCAACAGAAGGGCGCATCATGGCGAAGTTCGTAGTGAAGCCAGATTCTGTCGTGATCGAGGACACCGAAGATGGTCGGATGCGGGTGCGGATCATCGTCGGCAAGGGGTCGTCTCTGACGATCGTCGGCACCGTCGAGAAGATGTCCATGCCAGGCATGCCGCTAGGGACGCCCCGTCCCGCGAACTTCAAGGTGACGGATCGGTGACGAAGCTCCTATGGCATAGCAACGCCCCATGGGCCCCGACGGGCTACGGCCAGCAGACCGGCCTGTTCGCCCCGCACCTCGCCGAGAAGTACGACATGGCGATCAGTTCGTTCTACGGGCTCGAGGGATCTCCCATCACCTGGGAAGGCATCCCGGTGTTCCCGGGGATGGGCGGCACGTTCGGTGACGAGCATCTGGTGCAGCACGCCAAACGGTTCTTCGGCGGCGACCCCAGGGACGGTCTCGTCGTGACGCTGATGGACGTTTGGGTCCTGAACGCCGGCTGGGCGAAGCAGGTCAACATGGCCTGCTGGGTCCCGGTCGACCATGAGCCCGCACCCCCGAAGGTCGTGGACTTCCTGTTCGAGTCGAACGCGGTCCCGATCGCCATGAGCCGCTTCGGGGAGCGGATGCTCGGCCGCCTCGACCCGCTGTACGTCCCTCACGGCGTCGACACATCGAAGTACCGGCCGTACGATCAGCGCAAGGTGCGCGAGGAAGTCGGGTTCCCGAAGGACGGGTTCCTCGTCGGCATGGTCGCCGCCAACAAGGGACGACCCTCGCGGAAGGGCTTCAGTCAGGCGTTCCAGGCGTTCGCCAAGTTCGCTGAGAAGCACGAGGACGCCTACCTGTACCTCCACACGATGGTCAACCCGGGGATCGCGGGCGGGGAGGACATCCCGGCGATGCTCGAGGGGCTGGGGATCCCGCAGGAGCGGGTGATGATCGCTGATCAGTACCGGGTGCTGTTCGACCCGTACAGCCACCAGTCCATGGCGAAGGTGTACTCGGCGATGGACGTGCTGCTGAACCCGGCGATGGGCGAAGGGTTCGGCATCCCGGTCCTCGAAGCCCAGGCGTGCGGTGTCCCGACGATCGTCACGGACTGCACCGCCATGAGCGAGGTGTGCGGCGCCGGCTGGCAGGTCGACCACGACCGCTACTGGACGGGGCTGAACTCGTGGCAGGCGGTCCCGAAGGTCGACGACATCGCGGACGCCCTCGAGGAATGCCACGGCCTCGAGCCCAGGGAGCGCCAGAAGCTGTCCTCCGGCGCCCGGGCCCACGCGATGGGCTACGACATCGAGCGGGTGCTCAGGCAGTTCATGCTGCCGGCGCTCTGGGCGGCGGAGCAGCGGTTCGCGTTGCAGAAGCCGGTCACGATCAAGCCGCGGCTCAAGGCTGCGGCATGAAAATTGCGACCACGATCCTTCCGGAGATGGAAGAGATCCTCCGGTACAACGGCATCGACGTCATGCGATGCACCAACGCGAGCGTCAGTCATAGCCCGGAGCATGGCGTCACCGAGATCACGGTGACGCTGCTCGCGCTGAAGCCGAAGGACGAGTCATGAGGGTCGGCTGGCTGTTCGATCAGGGCGCAACCGTCGGCGGTGCCGAACTCACACAGGCCGAGTTCCGTGCCGCAGCCCCCGACGACGTGGAGATCGTCGACTGTCAGCCAGGGCAGATCGAGGACTGCGACCGGTACGTGGTCCACAACTGCGTCACCTATGACCTCGAAGACCTCCAGCGCCTGGACGGCAAGCCGGTCGTCAAGTACTGGCATGACGTGGGCCCGTGGCTACAGGACGGCGTCAAGGACTGGCTGATCGAGAACGCCCTGAGCATCTGCTGCTCGCCGCTCCAGGCCGACTACATGCACCTGCAGGCCCTCGTGATCCCGCCCCCCGTGGACCTCGACCGGTTCATGGACGCGGCCTCCCGAATGAACGGTGGTCGTAAGGGAGCCGTGTGCGTCGCTTCGTGGCGGAACGCCGGCAAGGGCCAGCGGAAGGTGATGGAGTGGGCCGAGGCGAACGGCGGCATCGACATCTACGGCGGCGGCTACCTCGCACCCCCCGGCTCCCGCGAGATCGCTTACGAGGGCATGCCGGCCCTGATGGCCCGCTACCAGACGTTCGTGTTCCTGCCCACGGTCATCGAGCCGTTCGGGCGCACCGTCGCCGAAGCATGGGCAGCAGGCTGCGAGATCGTCACGAACGGCCTGGTCGGTGCCCGCTACTGGCTTGAAGAGAGCCCCGAAGCGATGGACACGGCGGCGGAGGACTTCTGGGGCGTGGTCCTCGATGCCTGAGATCGCTGTGGTGATCCCCACCATCGACGGACGCGCAGAAGACCTCGACCGCTGCATCAAGGCGTACGAGAAGACCGTCCCCACCGGTCTGCGGATGTACGTGGAGCACGGGCACCCGTCCTGCGGGGAAGCCTGGATCGCGGGCGCCGAAAAGGCTCGCCGGGACGGCTTCACGTACCTGCATCTCACCGCCGACGACCTCGAGCCTCATGACGGCTGGCTGGACGTCGCCATGGACACCGTGGACCGCGGGTACATCCCGGCGCCCTTGGTGTTCCATCCGACGGGTGACTTGGAGTCCGCGGGCCTGATGAACTTCGGTTGCTACCGGGGCCCGCATGACGACTGGATGTTCGTCGAAGGCACCACGGTCCCGTTCCTCACCGCCACCCAGTGGGACAAGATCGGCATGATCCCGGTGCATTACTGCACCGACCTGTGGGTCAGCGAGCAAGGCAGACGAAACGGCTGGCAGACAGTGGTCCGGACCGGGATGCGGTTCACGCATCACACCGCCCAGGCGGGCCGCAACTACGGCCGGGTGCCGGACGACACCCGCGAATACATGAGGCTCATCGGGACGGCTGGAGCGAACCGATGAGGGTCCTGATCACGGGTGCCAGCGGGTTCATCGGGTCGCATCTCACCACAGCCCTTCTCGCCGGCGGCCATGACGTCCAGGGCCTGGACCGCACCCCAGTCCATCGCGGCGACGCGATCATCCACGCCGTCGATCTTCTGCATCCGGGGGCGTTCGCCGGTGCTGTCCGCAGATACCAGCCGGACGTGGTCGTCCATCTCGCAGCCCAGGTCGGCCGGCTGTTCGGAGAGGACGACATCCGCAACAGCGTCAGGTCGAACGCTGAGATGACCGCGACGGTCGTGAAGGTCTGCGCTGACGCCGACGTCAAGCTCATGTACGCCTCAACCTCAGAGGTGTACGGGGATCAGGGCGCAGCTGTCTGCGATGAGGACCGCGGCCCGTTCGGGTTGCCGCACAACATCTACGGGCTCAGTAAGCGCTGGGGCGAAGAGGTGTGCCGCCTCTACATGCCTGACGGCCTGACTGTCATGCGGTTCTCGATGCCGTACGGGACCGGGGTCGCCCCCGGGCGGGGCAGGGCTGCGCTGCCGAACATCCTGTGGCAAGCCCACACTCGGCAGGAGATCCCGATCCACCGCGGCGCGGAACGGTCGTGGTGCTGGATCGATGACACGATCAACGCGATCGTGCTTCTCCTCGAACGGAAGCTCGACGGGGCGTGGAACATCGGCCGCGACGACGACCCGAGGCCGCTCAGGAGTCTCGCTGAGGCCGCTTGCGACCTCACAGGCGCGTCGCGTGACCTGATCCGGGACGTGGACCCACCCCGGGCTCAGACGGTCGTCAAACGGCTTTCCACGAAGAAGCTCGCGAGTCTCGGCTGGCGGCCGACCGTGGAGATCGAGGAGGGCATGGCCCGCGTCCTCGAGTGGGTGAAGCAGTTCGATAGCAAGGGGCGTTACGCCGCGACGAGAAAGGCAGCCTGATGGCGCAGGCCAAGAAGTTCAAGAGCGACACGGGGGTCTCGATCTACGTGCCGGACCGGCCGGACCCGATCCGGGTGAACGCCGGTGAGACGTACGAGACCGCTGACAAGAGCGAGATCGAGGCGCTCAGGGGCGCCGGTGTCACCGAGGTGAAGGTCACCGAGGCGAAGAACACGAGAACGAAGGGGAGCAACTGATGGCTGACAAGGAAACCTGCCCGAACTGCTCCGGCCGCGGCTGGATCCCGTTCGCGACCGAAGAGGTCGAGTGCGCTGTGTGTGACGGCAAGGGCACCGTCACGGCGAAGGTCGCGAAGGCCGAGAACGAGGCCCGCACCAGCGCCTGATGTTCAGCAGCCGGATCCCCAAGATCACCGCTGAGATGATCCCGAAGCTCGAGGCCGCGACGGCCGCGGGCGCGGAGCTCATCGCCGCACGCGCCAAGCAGCGCGTCCCCGTGGACACGGGCAAGCTGCGTGACGCCATCCACGTCGAATCTGACGATGGCGGCTTCGCGGTGATCGCGGGGGACACCGAGGCGTTCTACGGGCACATCGTCGAGCACGGTGGCGCCCGAACTCCCGCCCATCCGTTCCTGATCCCGGCTGCCGAGGAGAGCCGGGAAGAGATCATCGGCCTGGTAGCGGCGGCGTTGAGGCGCTTGTGAGCACCCCGGTCCGCAGAGCGATTTACGGCAAGCTCGCCGGCGACACCACCCTCAACGGCATCCTCGGCACCCCACCGGCGGGGTACTCGAAGAGCATCTACCACCAGCAGGCACCGGCGGGCGCAGGGTTCCCGTACGTCCTGTTCCAGAAGCAGGCGGGCAACCCGACGGAGGCGTTCGGTGACCCGTCCGCGATCGACACCGACGTCTGGCTCGTCAAAGCCGTCGACCGCAACACCTCGGCTGATCCGGCCGAGGCGGCGCAGGCCAGGATCATCGTTCTGCTCAACGACGCGTCCCTGTCCATCTCGGGGAGCGTTTTGCTGTACTTGCGACGGCAGAGCGATGTGGAGTACCCGGAGGAGATCGACGGTGTGCAGTACAAGCACGCCGGCAGTCTGTTCCGGCTCGTGACGGACTAAATAGCCACCCATGACACCGGGTGCCGTCATCCCTTTCGCTGACGGTCAGCCCATCCACCACAGGGAAGGACAGCATCATGGGGAAGTACGTCCTGAAGGACGCCTACATCGCGATCAACGGCACCGCAGTCTCCAACTTCGCCAGTTCGGTGGAGCTCGAGGACACGGCCGATGAGATCGACTTCACCGGGTTCAGCACGAACGGCTACAAGGAGATCGGGCAGGGCCTGAAGGACGCCACGATCACCTGCACGTTCTTCTCGGACTTCGCTTCCGGTTCGGTGAACAGCATCATCCAGCCGCTCTACGCGTCCGGTGGCACGTTCAGCGTCGAGATCCGCCCCACCAGCGCGGCGGTGTCGGCGACGAACCCGAAGGCGACCATGACCGCCCGTATCTACAGCTACTCGGGCATCAGCGGCGGTGTGGGTGACGCATCCACGTTCGACGCTGCGTTCCGCAACGCCGGCACCGCGGGCCTCGTCTGGGGCACCACCTAGCCGTACGCAGCACCCGGGCGCCTCTCGAGGTCAGCCCATCCACCCACCAGCGGTCACCCGCAAGGGGCCGCGCCAAGTGAAAGGAGCCGTGCATGGCACGGTCAACCAAGGAGTCGTGGCTCACGGGCCCCGGCGACCTCAAGGAAGACGACGTCGAGGACGTCCCGGTCCCCGGCGAGAGCGTCCGTGTCCGCGGCCTGTCGGCCCGCTACTCGGCCGAGGTTCAGGGCAAGCTGAAGCTCACCCAGGAGGGCCGGGAGCAGGTCGCGAAGATCGACGTCCCGGAGATGGAACTCACGCAGTTCGTTCACGGCGTCATCGACCCGGTGTTCACCGAGGCGGAGGCCCGGCAGGTCCAGGAGAAGTTCGGGCCCGCGTTCCGGAAGGTGATCGCCAGGATCGACGAGCTCTCCGGCATCGACAAGGAGGCGATCGAGGCCACGGAGCAGCGATTTCCTGCTGGCGGAACAAGCCCGGAGGGGCCGGCACTGGGTGATGGAACTCCCAATGGGAGTGCCGGACCCGATCTTCATGTGCGAGCTGGCGCTTGAGATGAAGATGCCTGTCGGTGAGCTAGCGGACCGCATGAGCGCCCATGAACTGGGCGTTGTGTGGCCTGCGTACTTCCGGCACAAGCAGCGCGAAGCGGACCGGCAGAACAACGTTACCCGTAACGCCCCGATGCCGTTCCAGGTGGGCTAGATGGCGACCCCGGCCGCGGTTCTCTCGATCCTCGTCAAGACACAGGGCGCCCAGGCAGCAGCGGGGCAGCTTGGCGCCCTGGACAAGTCGGGACGGAAGGCCGCGACCGGGCTGAAGGCAACGGAGACGGCCGCCAAGCGGTCAAGCAAGACGTTCTCGATGATCGGCAAGACAGCCGGCCTCGCGGGCGTCACCCTCGGGGCCGCTGGTCTCGCCGGCGGGATCAAGACGGCGGTGTCGGAGTTCCGTGAAGCCCAGAAGGTGGGGGCTCAGACGAACGCTGTCCTGAAGTCCACGGGCGGGGCGGCGAAGGTCACGGCCGGGGAGATCGGGAACCTCGCCACAGCGATCTCGAAGAAGACGGGGATCGACGACGA